TCTGTTTCTTCAGCTTCAGGCGACATTTGCATGGGCTTTGTGAAACACGTTGCAATTCCTAGCGGAGAATACGGCTGGGCTCTTAGACAAGGTCGCGTGACTGTGTCGATCTTGTCAAGCGTTTCAACTGTTGCGGCTGGCATGGTTGCCTTGGGAGTGAATGGCGCTATCGCAACTCACACCGCAGGATGCCCTGTTGGTCAATTAACAACTCAAATCGTTTCTGGAAACTCAGGATCGCTTCGAGTTCAACTTTCTTAGTTAAAAAGCTTTAGAAATAAGGCTTATGGGGGAGCGTTTTCGGGGATGAGGCGCTCTCCCAGTTTTTAGGAGAATTTTATGGAAAATAAAATTGAATCAGAAAGTTTAATCCCCAAGGAATTGCTTGACCTTAAAGCAAAGTTTGATCGCGGCGAGCTAGTTGAAATGGCTTTAGAGCTACAAAACTATATTGAAAATCCGCCCGTATCACCACAACAACTCTACGCTCAAAGCGCCTCAAGCGATGGCGCGACGATTGGCTACTGGCGCGAGATTTGGCTTAAAAACATTCGAGACAATCATGCAAAGTTTGGCCCGTTTAAAGATAGATCCATCGGCAAATTTTACAATCAATTTCAATATAAGCCCTGCATCATCGCAGGCTCAGGCCCAAGCCTAAAGAAAAATGGGCATCTGTTAAAAGATCGGGGCGCTATTCCTTTAGTCTCATGCCTTCATAATTTTCACTTCTTTGAAGACCGAGACATTGAGGTTGATTTCTATGTCAGCTTAGACGCTGGCCCCGTGACCGTTGAAGAGGTCTATGAGGGCGGCGCTAATTCAGAGGCATGGTATTGGGAGCGCACCAAAACTAAAAAGCTTTTGTGCTACATCGGCACACATCCCGAATTGCTTGCTAAGTGGCAAGGCGAAATATACTTTTTTAACTGCGCAATCCCTGACGCTAAGTTTGAAGATGAAACAAGGCTCATTGAAGATTTTGGGTGCTATATTGGCACAGGCGGCAACGTGTTAGGCGCAAGCCTCTACATTGCTAAAGGCTTTCTGGGCTGCAATCCCATCGCGTTTGTTGGAGCTGATTTTTGCTTCTCTTATTTAAAGAAATTTCATGGATGGGATTCAAAATATGATGCCAATCTGGGGCACGTTTTAAAGACGGTTGATATTTACGGCAACAAGGTTTTGACATGGCAATCATACAACAATTTTAAAAGTTGGTTTGATCAGATTTGCCTTTCAGTCCCTTCGATTTGGATCAATTGCACTGAGGGCGGAACTCTCGGCGCATATCATGAAGGCAATCTCATGGCGATAAAGCAACAAAAGCTTTCACAGTTTTTGGACATGTATCACATGAGTAAGCACAAACTAAAACAAGCAACAGATCCCACGAGTGGGGATAAAACTTTACTTTTCTAAAGGAGAAAATAAAATGGCAACAGCTTACGAAGTAATTCACAAAACGGTAATGGGTAACAAACGCGTGCACATCATCTCGATGTCAATTGACGCCGCAAGCGCCAACATTGAAACGGGATTGAGCGTTGTTCACGGTTTCTCACTTGGCGTTGTCTCAATGTCAACGGCTGGCGTGACCATGAAGAAAAACGTGGGATCTGCCGCAACGGCTCGCAATGGTATTTTGAATATCAATAGCGCGGTATCTGGCGACGTTTTCCACGTCACTGTTTACGGTGTTTAAATGGCAAACGGCACAGTCCAAGTTTTTACGGTAACGATTGCCTCCGGCGCTTCAACAAGTGCAGAAGTTGATTTAGGCCGTGGTTTTGCCAAGGTCTATATCGATCAAACGGCTACCGAGTCGGCAATGTTTTCGGCAGCTCCAGCGGCAGCGGGCACGCATAAGTTTTTGAAATATCCTGTAGTGTCAGGGCTTTCAACTCCTGCGACTTGCACAGTCGGGACAGCTTGCTCAGGCTCACTCGTTGATGTGAGCGTTTTAGCCGGAGTCAGGTTCGTTAAAGTCATTGCGTCTAACACAATCACAGATGGAGCGACCGTAAAACTATACGGCGCAGATGTTTAATAATTAGAAAGGAACTATCCCCATGAAAGCAAAAGTTTGGAACGACAATATCTATCCCTACACTGAGAACTTCAAAGGCGACGTCATCACGATTGAGCCAAATAGTTTTATCGAAATGGACTACGATGAGGCTGTGATGTTTCGCGGAACATTCTCCTCAATCATTAGAGATGCCGATGGACAGCCTACACAGCAATCCTGGAAGAAAATAAGGGTTGAGCCTTTAGGCAATCCAGTTGATAACGTGATCAAGTCCGATCCAAACAAATGCCTAGCATGTGGAAAAGTTCTAGGATCTCAAGCCGAGTTAGCGCAGCACATCTTTAATGAACATCCCGCTATGCTTGATCCTGAGTCCAGGTCTGAGGCCGTTGAAAATCTTACAAAGATGAAAACATCACAAGGAAAAGGGCGTTAATATGTTTGATCCAATTTTTAAACTTTCAGGCAAGTGGAAGGCAGAATTGCGCGGCCCCGATGGGCAGCTTAAGGATGTGAAGATTGGATCAAATGTCATTTGCACAAACGGCAAAGAATTTTTAGCAAGCTTTTTGCAGAGTGCAACGGCGGCGGCTGCAACTTTCACGATGAAATACATTGCAATCGGAACGGATGCGACGGCTGAAGCGGCGGCAAACACCACGCTTGGAACCGAAGTTGCACGTCATACCGGCACCGTGAGCTATGTTTCAGGTCAGATCTTTCAAGTGAAGGCGACTTTTGCGGCTGGCACTGGCACAGGGGCGATTGTTGAATATGGCCTTTTGTCTTCATCAAGCGCAGGCACTTTGCTTGCTCGCGACACAGAGAGCGTGATCAACAAAGGCGCATCGGATACTTTGACAGTAACTGCGCAGATAACAATTTCTTAAAACGCTTTGGGGAGGGCGTGGTATGGCAGATTTTACGATCACAGTATCAAATCAGCTTTACCCGCTTGGGCCAGATTCCGGCACTCCATCGCTGTGGAATGTTTTTCAATGGGGTGAGAATTGGCAATTTACCTCTCTAGGTCTTATTTGTGAAACCGAAAAGGTTTTAGCCAATTCCATCACTCCATCAAGTGCCGAAAGCTTTGAAGTCGGCAAGCAAATCGATAATACCGTCACGCCTTCAGATGATTACGCCTTTGACGTTGATAAGAGCGTCACCAATTCTTTGGCTCCCAGCTTTGAGACTAGTAATGAGGAGCTTGCAAACGGCTCTTGGAACTATGTTTTTCGCAGACCCTCAACGAATGCCGAGGATCGCACAACGGCAACTTTCACGACTCAATCAAACGCCTCGACAGCATGGACTAGCGGCACAGCTACTAGCACATCATGGAGTTAACTAAATGACACCTTCAGAAATCATTCTAGCGGCAAGGCAAAAATACAATGCAGTCGGTGACACCAATTGGTCAGATTCAGAAATCTGCACCCTCATTTATGCAGGTGAGCTTGAGCTTGCAACTGAATGCGCAATGGCAATTGAAAACACCTATTCGACTTCAACCGTTGCTGGCACAAGAGAATATGCTTTCCCAACAAATGCAGCCTCAATTAGGCGCATCGAGTATGCGGGCAAAAAGCTCTTTCCCATCACCTTTAGAGATGACGATGTGCTGACAAGTCAAAACGAGGCCACAACTGATACCGGCACGCCTGAATATTATGAAATCTTTGACTCAACGGTTTATTTGCGGCCCATTCCCGATTCAGTCGGCACGCTGACCATGTATGCCAACTGTGAGCCACAATCTGTCACAACCACATCAACTCTTGAGATCCCAAGTTTCACACATGGAGCCTTGATTGACTTTGTGGTTTCTGAAATGGCCGCAAAAGATCTTAATTTCAACATGGCCCGTCATTACATGGATAAGTGGCAAGGCGTGCATATTCCGCGCATTAAAAAACGCTTAAAATTAAACAAACGAGGCGACGCTTTTGCAGTTGTGCAATCAGAAGAGCTTTTGCCTCATGGAAGCTTAGGGGCTCAATAACGTGGAAGGGTTTAGAAAAGTCTATCCGAGTAAAAATCGGATCATGCACGATGGAGGAAAGAATAATAAATTCGAGCGCTCCATTATTGCAGACAATGAAAGCCCTGATTGCAAAAACGTGCGTTTCACAAATGGCGGCGTTGAGACACGCGGCGGATCAACTAAATTAAATACGGCGGCCATCGGAACCTTTGTTGGTGATGGGCTTTACACTCGCCACGCCGATGACGGCGCTGAAACGATGATTGCCTTTGCGGGCGGCACGGCTTGGGGATTAACCGGAACTTCTTTCATCACAATTGGATCGGCTCAGAGCGTATTTACGGCGGGCGTCAGAGTTGGCGCGGCTGAATATGAAAATCACATGTTCATCGGCAATGGCGGCGTGATCCCGTACAAGTACAACGGAACCGATTTTACTCGTCACGGTGTTTACCCTCCAACAAGCACACCCGTTGCCACAAGTCAGGCTGTGGGCGGGTTAACCGGCGCTTATGTTTACAAGATCACAAATGTTAACACTAATCTAGTCGAGTCAGATGTTGGCCCAGTCTCAACGACTTTGACGGTCGCAGGCGGCACAATAAGGGTGACGCTTCAAACCTTTGCCGCAAGCTATGGCGTGTCTGCAAGGCGCGTTTATAGAACTGTGACCTCAGGTGCAGTATTTAAGCGAGTGGCAACGGTATCAGACAACACATCTGCTTACTATGATGACAACATTGCCGATGGATCGCTAAGCACAACGGCCCCAACTGACAACGGCCTTCCGCCTAACTGGTCAGTGATTTGCT